ATTCATCACGTATCTTGTTGAGTTCAGGAATCACCGCATTTTGATACAATGCTTTTTTCGCTTCCTTCATATTGTTGTAGGTTGCAGATTCCGTATTGTTTAGGAGTTGCACTGGCACTGAATAAATGTTGCACAAATCTTTGATGGATGCGTTGTATTGCTCAATGAGTGAAACATCCGCAGCATTCAATCCAAAGTTCACCCACGATAATTTTTTTGGAGTGATAATAACATCACCCGCATTGTCCGATCCTTGAAAGTTTTTGCGGAACTTATCTTTCAATTGTTGTGCTTGTACTTCATTCAAATCCCCTTCATCACTTGTAAGGATACCACGTGCAGTTTGGTTTTGTAAGTATTTCACACCCGTTTGCACCGCTTCATTGTTTGTTGTAAGTGAACGCAATCCCGCCCTCAATGGTGATTGCCCATACAAATGCGATCCCGTTCCATCATAATATGGATTGAAATCCTTGATGTGCAATATATCCTCCGCAGGAATATCATACGCACCTTGATATTCAATGCGATATTTTTGCACTGGTTGCATAATGCCTCCAGATACGATTTCCATAATTTGTGAAGGCATCACATAAAGTTCTTTATACTTTCCTTTATTCATTCCTGTTTCAGGTGCAATGCCATAAATATATCGGTTGCCTGTTAGTTTCCCAAAAGCAATGAGTTCACTGATCCAACTTGAATATGATTGCGCTGCATTTGGTCGCTCCAATAGTTGATGAAGTTCAGTACCTTCCAATTCAACCATTGCATTTTTGCGGATGAGGTTTGCCTTCAATAATGATTGCGCATCCACTGATCCGCTTGTGAGCGACTTGTATCGCTTCACTTCGTTTTCGTTTACCTTTTCATAAATCTGAAATGGAATTGTTGTTGCAGCGTTTGTGATGAGGTTTACAAGTGAATAGATGGTTGCATTCCTGCGGTATCCATCCCGAATGTAAGTATCATCATTTTCGGGATTCCAAACAATGGATTCACCCAAAAATTGATATATTGCTTTGTTATATTCCGCTGCGGTTTGTTGTGCGTTTTTGGTAATAAGATTCCTAAATCGATCCAGTACTGATGCCATCAATCAAAATTTTATCCAAAAATACAAATTTTAAATCACAAAGAAATCATTGCGGTTTTTATAACGTGAATAGGTTGCGTATCTTAATGCATCCATCATGTGATTGAACTTATCAATTGGCTTGTTGATGATTGTGCCATCCTTGAGTTCCTCCCAAAAATACATTTGTTGTTCCTTTTGCAAGTTCTTTGATTCGCTTGAAACAATCACATCAAACTCCTTGATGAGTGAAATCCCCGCATTGATTGATCCCGCACCTTTTATTGCTGCCTTTGCCAACACATCCATTTGGCGCAATTCCTCAATTGATTTTGGCTCCGCACTATCGCAATACATCAGCATTTGATTTTTACCTTCACGCTTTAAGAATTCAGCAATGTCACGATTGGTCATTCCTTTAGAATACAACAACTCGTGAACATAAAGTTTGTCATTCTTTTTTGCCACCATAAGGATTGCAGTTGGATCATTTGAAAATCCGAAGTCACATCCAAGATGCCAATCCAATTCAGGAAACTCCTTGAGCGGAATATATTCCCAGTTTTGAAATATCTGCCTATTGGAAAACACCGCTCGTTGCCCTTCACCATACACCCTCCAATAATCGGGATCACGATCTTTGATGCGCTCAATTTCATTCACCAATTCAGATGGCAAAAATTGGTTATCCTTGTAAGTTGTAACCGAAAGGAAACAATCATCACGCTCAATGATTTCCTCATATATCCAATGCACTGGATCGGATGGATTAAAGTCAATTAGTATTTCCTCCGTTGTACGCATATTTAGCTGATTGAAATCCTCCCAATGCAACTCATTTCCCTCATTCAAAAAACAATGTGTGCGTTTCCGCCCTCGTATCTTTTGGCTATCATCAACACTCAAGAATTCAACCAAATGATTTTTGTATTGGAATGTGTTTTCTGATTTGTTGTGATTGCCTTGATAATACAAACCCAAGTTTTCAAGCAGCAAGATGAAGTCACGTTGCACCGATCCTTTCAATGCAGGGAGCGTTTTACGCACGATTGAAATCACCAATGGATCTTTGCGTGTTGTTAGTAAATAGATGAGGTATTGGCACAAGGCATATGTTTTCCCGCTCCTTGTTCCGCCTTGAAATACTTTAATCCGTTCCTTTGCCTCAATGGCTTGATAAAACTGGATGTTGCAATATTCCTTTACTTTTCTTTTTTCGATGGATGCCATTCAATGATTTTGCTTTCCACTTCACCATCAACCTTGATTTCACTGCGCTCAATGTATCCACGTTTTTTGCCTTTGGTTTTCAATAGGAAAATTGTTGCGGTTGTATTGCCATCTTTGATTTGTTTGTGGAGTTGTGATTCAGCGAAATCCAATGTGATATCTTGCAGATCCTCAACCATTTGTTTGTACTTTTCATCTGCCTTAAGCCAATTGTAATGCGTTTGCCTATCAATGCCCACAGTTTTACAAGCGGTTGTAACAACGCAAAGGGATTTTTCCAATGCAGCTATCATTGCTTTTTTTAGTGTCGAATTTTGCTTATTTGCCATACTACAAAAATATAAAAAAAAAGCCACCCGAATGGATGGCTAATGTTTTGAGTTGGTTTTGGTTACTTAAAAATTTAATATTAGTGATTCGTACGCTTCAATTTTACCTTGCATTTTTAGTACTTGCTTGTCGTTGTGATGCGCTATCTGTGGATATTTTTGAGATTCTTCGTTATATGCTTGGATTAAAAACTCTGTTCTCTCGATTTCCTCTCTTAAAATTTTCTTTGAAATTGTCATTTTGTTTGTTTTTGTTGATACAAATATAAGAGAAAAAATTCTTTCTCACAAGTAAAAAGTAAAAAAAACTAAAAAAAATTATTTCCCGCAGTATTCACAGATGTCTTTCGGTTCGTTTTCTTTTGGTGAATCATCCTGATCATCATCTTGTGGAGGATCTTGCCATACATCCAAACCCCAATCATCGAGTTCATTGGGATTCCATTCGTTTGCAACCACATCCCAATCCCATTCCCCAAAGCCAACATTGTCTTTAATGATGAATTCTTTTTTCTTTTCATCACTCCATCCAATTGCAGTATCAATCCATACTTGAAACAATCCCGCACTTTTACACGCTTTGAGGCGCATATTGCCACCCAATACAACCATATTTTCATCAACCACAATTGGTCGCTTTTCAAGCATTTCAGGGAATGCCTTAATCGATTTGACAAGTTTCTTGAATTTAGATTTGGAAATGAAACGTGGATTGTCTGGATTCGGTTTGATTGATGCGATATTAACTTTCCGCTTCATAGGAATACCAAATGATGTTGAAACCAAAGAAAAACAAAAGGATTTGAATAACGTGTTCACGCATTCCATCAGTGCGCTCAACATCTTGAAGTTCATTATCAATATAGTTTATGCCAAGTGTTAAGCCATAAATCGGAAAAAAAGTGATTGCAAGATTCATCCTTCGTGTTTTTTGTAAAAGTACAAATATATTTCCCAAATCTTTTGATGCGCTTCATCAATCTTTGCGTATGCCTTTGGTGAATTGCGTTTGTTTCCTTTGTGATCAAGCACAATCCAGAACTCGTTTTTGCGAGGCACAACGTATTGTTTGATGCCATTTTTAAAGCACCAACCTATTGCGTTTTGCATTTCCTTACTTGGCGCAAATTTTAATTGCTTCATAAAAAATTGTTATTACATTGTAAGCACACACCCACACCCCGATTGTGATTGCTGCAATGATTGCCCACGCTATTGCTTTTGTGTAGTTTCTTTTCATCATCTTATTTTTAAAATGGAACGTTTGTATCTTTTATCACTTCAAATTTTTTGTTTTCCGCCTCAAGCGGTTTGTACACCCCGCCATTGGTGAAATCTGGAGCAACTTCAAAATCACCCAATTGCCCGTTTTCCTTGCGTTTCACCTTTTCAATATACAATCGCACTGCATCGGATTTGTATTTGGTTTTTTGCCCAATGCACCGATATACAACAACACCATTGTATGCCTTATTGAAAAAATCTGCACTGCCTGAAATATCATATAGTGTTGGTTTTTTATATACACCCTCAACCGATTCAATTTTTCGTGGATGTGCCACCAAAAAAAGATGCGTGTTGGTTTGTTGGCAAAATTGCGTTATTTCGGAAAGCACCCGCCCAATGTAACTAAAATCCCGTTGCGCTGAATGGTCAAGCATATTCCAAGGATCAATCACACAAACGTTGATTCCCTTTTGAAATACCAATTCCCGAAACGCATCCAAAATGCCTTTTAATGTTAGGTTTTCAAGGTCAATTTTTATCCAGAAAAAATGATCCTCAATAAAATCCTTTGTGTTGTTTAAGTCATCCGAGTTGCACATTTTGCCATTGAGTTTGTTGGCAATCCTTTTTATATGTCCTTCATAGGGAAATGATTCGGGTGAAAACATTGCGCATCTAAAATCATATTTCGTTGCCAAGTTGCAAAGCACCTGATCAACAACATCCGATTTTCCTGAATTCGGAATCCCAGTCACAACGCTCCATTCACCCATTGCAATTTTGAAATAAGAATCCGATTCACCCATTCCAAGTGAATAGTTTTTGATGCCCTTTTCATTGTAGGATAAAACATTATCCCAAATGTTGTTGATATTCAATACACCCTCCAATGGAAAGTTTTTCGCATCCTTGATGATGTTTCGCAGCGTTTCCGCTCCTTTTGAAATCAACACCTCGTTTGCATCCTTGTAATCACCAAACTCCACGTATTTGCACCTATATGCACCAAATCGCCTTGATAATTCATTGCGCAGTTGCAATCCCGCATCATCATTATCAGTGCAAAGAATGATTTCCTTTTTGTTTTTAAAGTATTCAAAGCAATTATCAAGGTATTCAAGTTTTTGATTGCCCTTTGATGCACCATTTGGAACGGAACAAACGGAATACAATCCCGCCTCATGCAATGAAAGCGCATCCATTTCACCCTCCACGATATAGCAACGCTCAACCTCCTTCAAATTATCAATGCCATAAAAAATCAATTCAGCACCCGAAACGAGTTTGAAATTCTTTTCAGCATCACGATATTTTACGTTGATTAACTCCTTATTCCTAAAATAGTTAAAGTTGATGCACCGCCTTTTCTTTTGCACTTGTGGCATATATTCAAGGGATTCCCCAATTTTCCAATGCGCAATTGTTGGCTCCGTTATGCCTCTGGAGGCAAACCATTCAATCACACGATCATTCAAATCAACACTCACTTTTGGAGGTTTGATGAATTCTTTTTTGCGCTCAAACTTCACGCTCCCGCTCCATCCGCAGTTGTGGCAATTATATACACCCTCATCAATCGTAACCGAAAGGCAAGGATCGTTTTTCTTTTTGCGTGTATGTGAGCATTTTGGGCAAGTTGTTTTTTCGTATCCTGATTGTTTTTTCAGGATGATTCCTAAGGTTTCAAGTTTCTGTTTCATTTGGCTAACTTAAAAAATAATTCAATCCAATTATCATCATTTGAATAGTAAGTGCATAAATTATTACAAAGTACATTCCCGCTTTTAATAGGAATTTTTGGTTTCTGTTTAGTTTCATATTTTGGTTTTTAAAATAAAGTTTGTTGTGCTTGATGTTGTTTCAAACGTTTCATTGATGCTTCATAATAATCAGGATCAAGTTCACAAGCGGTTAAATCAAAACCCAAATTGTGACAAGCAATTGCAATGCTGCCTGATCCCAAATGTGTATCTAAAATTTTATCCCCTTCCTTTGCGTAATTCATCAAAAGCCATTCATATAATGCAACGGGTTTTTGAGTTGGATGTATTTTTCCTTTATATCTATTATCAAATCTAAATAATTTTGCAGGATATGGAAAAGATGTCCAAGCAAGTTCCCCCTTTGAATAAGTTTCAAAAGGTTGCATTTTATCCCAAAAAATAATCCCTCTTGTTGGAGGCAATTCAAAATAGTTTCCTCCCCATATTATTTGATTTTTTGAAACTCTAAATAATTCATCAAAATATATTTTAGATGGTTTTACATCCCATTTATCAATAATTCCATTTTTGTATGCCCTATTTTTAAATTTTTTTGAAACACCACCTTTTTGTGCGCCACTTTCAATAATACCATAAGGAGGATCAACAATTGCCAACTCAAAATGGTTATCGGGATAACGTTTCATCATTTTCATATTATCCTCATTTGTAATTTCAATCATATTTTAGTTTTTAAAAAAATTATTTCATCCATTGTGAGCATTTTGTGTGGCTCAAGCACATAGGAAAGCACCCGAGTGTGCCTCAAGTTCTTTTCATTAAATACCATCCCATTGGTTGCAAACCCTCTGAATTGGAATGTTTTTTCATCACCTTGAAAAAAGGCAAATATATCAACATCACATTTTGAATACTCTGGAATCATCATTGGGTTTTTGATGTTGCGTGAACACTTTACATCAACGCTCCATCCATTCCAAGTTGCATCATATTTATCAGTGCCTTTAATCTTTGAAGTGTTGCCAACACTAAAATCAGGCATCAAATTCATTTCCCTACAAAATATGTATTCCGCAGCAAAACCCACATAGTTGAGTTCTAAGCCACTTTTATCATTCACAGTACCCAAACCATCAATGCCACTGCGTTCCTTGTTTAATTGCCTTTGTTTTGCGTGAAAACGTATTAAATCGCTTTCCCACTCATCCAGAAAATAGAATTTATTGTTTTCCATCAAGATATTGTTTTAAATTTTCATATTCCGTTGTGCCAAGTTTGTACACCAATGCGAAATCATCCAACTCCGCTCCTTTTGTTATTGCGCCAATCATTGGTTTTCCCGCAGGATCATTGTATTTGTAAAATTTGATAAGGTTTGGAATCATCTTGAATGCTTGTGGTTTGCCTGATTTTTGCATATCCATAAACCGATCAACCCAAAGAATTCCATTTTTATCCTTATTGCGCAATTTTAGAATTGAAAGGAAATTGCCACTCCAGAATTGATCCTCACGCATTTTTTTCACCATTTCATAAACCTTGCGCAAATCGTATCCATCAATGCGCTCAATGCGTTCCAAGCAATTTGCCCACTTTAATTTTTGGGCATCCGTTTTTGGTTGATACTTTTTTGGAAACAAAATAATAAAGTGCTGCAAAGCGGTTTTCACGCTTTGTGGAATATTACTTTCTTTATTATGATATTGTACATTATCTTGTATATTATCTTGTACATGATATTGTATATTATTATATATATTACTTTGGTGCGGATTTACCGCAGCGGTTTTTCCCGCAACGGTTTTTTCCGCAATGGTTGGCACAATCAACCGAAAATTGTATCCTGAAAACTTTCCATTTTCCCGCACCTCCTCACGATTCAAAAAGCCAAATGATTCCAATTCTTTTATTTTTGTAGTGATGGCATCCTTTCCATCCTTGAAATGCCCTTGAATAAAAGCCATTGTCATTTTTTGATTGGCATCGTGTGAAAACAGCCAACAGTACAATCCAGATGCAGCCATTGTGATTCCCTTTTTTCTGAATATATCGGTCGGGATAACCGCAAACCTATCAAAATGATCAGGTTTGTAAATTCTATTTACTACCATTTTTTTTCTGTTTCTAAATTATCAACTTGTAATCCGTTTCAATTGATCACAAAATGTGCGAAGATCACCAAACGTTTTGGCAAACTCCAAAAAAGTTATATTATTATCACCATACAATTCCCACAATACCTCAACAAGCAAATCAACCTCAACCCTTGACATTGTACCAAGATATTCGTAAGTGATTGCAAGATCATCGGTTGCGTTCATTGTCCAACGCACCTTTTGATTTTCCTCATCGAAATAAACATTCCTATATTTCATTGCTAAAGTATTTTTTTATTGTATCAGAAACAACATCAAAATCATTGAGGCAATATGTTGCCCATCCTTTTGCGCTTAACCTATCAAGCCATTTCAATTGGTTTGGAGTTGCCTTATTTTTCCCCGCCTTGAGTTCAATTGCCAATCCATTGAATGAATCATTGCAATCAAAAATCAATACATCAGGAACTCCCGATTTGCCACCAAGATATTTGAATTTGAAACGCTCAAAAGGAGTGCGCCTACCTTCATTTGGAACGTGCGCACACAAAGCATCTGGATACTGCAACTCAATGAAAGTCATCACTTGATGCTGCAACTTATCCTCATTCCCCAGATACTTATAAAACCCCTTTGACATTGTTACACTTTTAACAAAATTACACAAAAAACTCATTGAATTTGCATTTTTAGCATTTGCATTCTCAAATCATCAATTTCATTTTCTAATTTTTTAATCAAATTTAAAGCATCAGCAAGTTGATGTGAAAGTGATTTTCCGCTCATTGATGGTGATACTTTTCTGGAGGATCTAAAATCAACAATTGTTTTTAATGATTCAAAATTTTCCTTGAAATTTACATCAACCTCACAAAGTATTTTGAAGCGTTTTGTGCCATGCAATACAGTTGCGTGATCCTTCCCCACCGATTGCCCGATTTCGTTCAAACTCATCCTCCACATTCGGCAAATTTCATAATACATATATCGTGCCTCCACAACTTCACGTTTCCTTGTGCGCCTTTCAATATCAATTTTGAAAAAATCCCATATTGATTTTTTTGCAACATTTCGAATGTTTGCGTTTGCTATTTGTTTTTTAGACAATAATGCTCCCATCCTCATTCCTGTTTGTTGATTCGTATCCCAATGCAACATCGGTTTCCTTGTAAAATTTCCAATTATCGAGTGCCTGTTTGTATCCCATTTTCCATTTGTTTCCATTGCGCCCAAGTTCAATCAAATCATCACTCAAACCATACACCTCAATTGAATAGGGATAATTGGTTTCAACCGCAATGAAACGGAAATCCTTTGGATCATATCCAAGCGCATCACAATAAAATGTTGCTTGTAAATCGTAACGGAATTTTAAAATGTCAATGCGGAACTTTTCGGGTGAATTATCTTGACAAGTTTTCACATCTGAAATCCATCCTGCAATTGAATTTTTGCAATCTGGTCGCACACGAATATCAACACCATCCATTGTGCCATAATGTGAAACTTCGATTTCACCCCTGCAAAACTTTTGCGCTAATTCATTTTTTTTGAGGTTTGCCATAATGGCTTTGATGCGGTTGTGATCCGACTCATCCAACACAATTTTCCCTTTTGCCTTTTCGATGTGTTCCGCTTTGAGTGCTTTGCCCTCTTTTGTGCGCCCATCAACCTTTGGCATTATGTAATAATCATCATAAAATTTATCACTTTCAAGCATTGCAGTATGCACCGCAGTTCCAAATTTCATTGCATCGGTTTCATTGAACTTCCTATCAAGGAAATGTTTCACCGATTTTTTGGCAATCATTTTCAACCCTGATGCGCTGATGGAATCCTTTGAGTGATATTCCTCGTTTGTGTCTTGTATCTGTTTCATTTTGTGTTTTATTTTTTAAATTGTTTCATTTCCTGATATGCCTTTGATTTGATGGAACTTGCGTTTCCATACCAAATAAAAAGTTTTAACAATTCATCTTTTGTTTCCGAATCAACATCCAGTGATTCAATGATTTCATTGAAATCCTTTTTGTATTTTTTGATTCGCTTGTTTTCGTATTTGTATATTTCAATAGGTGATTTCATTATTATTTTATTTTTAAAATTAAATCTTTTCCGTTTGTTTCTGTTTCAGTAAAAATTTTATGTAGTTTATCATAAAGATTATAATTAAAAATTGAAAATTCAATCCACTCAAAAATTTCATTTTTATTTTTTGTATCATCTAACTTTTCAAGGTTATCCTTCAACATTTCAAGTGAAAACTCCCTTTCAATTTTCATTGTTTCTTTTAGGGTTATTATTTCTTCATTTGATATTTCAATCTGTTTCATTTTTTCTGTTTTAAGTAATAAAAAAGGGAGCAGCAAAATGCCACTCCCATTGCTTGACTACCAAGGCAAATCACTTTCCCCTTGCGCCACTTTTTGCACTTTGCCATCTGGCTGCCAAGTGTTTAGTTCAGCGTACATTTTACCGCTTTGAGCGGTTTTCACATCAAGATT